GGTTGTCAATCTCTCGTAAGTCTCGTATGAATGGAGTCAAAAACTTGAGTTATAGAAAACCAAATGAAGATAGAACAAATACCCACCGACAAGCTCATCCCCTACGCCAGAAACGCGAAGAAACACGACGCCGCGCAGGTCTCAAAAATTGCCGGATCGATCCGCGAGTTCGGGTTTAACAATCCGGTCTTGATCGACAAAGACAACGGCATCATCGCCGGTCACGGTCGCGTGATGGCCGCGCAGAAGTTGGAGCTGAAGGACGTGCCTTGCATTCGCCTTGGGCATCTTACGGACACGCAACGCAAAGCATACATCCTTGCCGACAACCGCCTCGCGGAGGTTGGAGGTGGGTGGGATGAGGAAATGTTAAAGAATGAACTAACGTCTTTGCTAGGTGATGGTGTTGATATTGCTGGGCTTGGGTGGGATGAAGGATGGAGTGAAGAGGAGGAAAAGGAGAATGAAATTTCAGAAAAGATTTTTGAGCAGTCTGTGCAACTCGATCCGGCAAAAGAATTCATTGTAATTATTTGCGAACCGAGTGAATACGAGGAAGCAAAAAACATTCTTGGTTTAAAGCAGGTTCGTCGTGGTGGTTACAAAGAAGGAAGCGCATTTGATGCAGTGTCATTTGAACGAGCTATAACATTCAACAGATTAAAAGATGCAATTCGCAATACCAAGTAAAGGCCGCGCTGGAAGAACGAAGACACAGGGAGTCTTAAGCAATGCCGTTTTTTATGTGCCCGAGAATGAGTCGGAGTCATATAAAAAAGCAATGCCAAGATCGCAGGTTGTTGCTGTCCCGTTGGAAGTTAAAGGCATCACGCAAACGAGGAATTTTATTTTGAAAGAGGCGAAGGATCGATGGATTGTAATGGTGGATGATGACATAAAAGCGCAGGGATGAGTGCAGATGCTGGCAGATAAAAGCAAGCACAGAAAACTAAGAGAGGAGGATTGGATGAAAATTTGCAGAAGGTTGTTTGAGACAACGGAAGATTTAGGGTGGAAGATTTGGGGGGTCGCAACGCAAAATGCGCCAAGAAGCGTTTACCCATTCAAGCCAATATTAACTCGGAGTTACATCACGGCTTCATTCATGGGGATCGTGAACGATGGAACTTATCTCTTTGATGAATCTTTTCCCATAAAAGAAGACTACGAAATTGGGCTTAGGCATATAAAAGATTTTGGCGGAGTTATGGCCGCGAGATTTTGTTTCTGGACGAATAGTCATTGGACGGATGAAGGAGGGTGCAAGGATTATCGGAGTGGGATGATGGAATTAGATTGCATAAATAAGTTGATAAAAAAATATCCCGGAATGATTAGGCAAATTACTCGGGGCGGATCAAATTATTCAATTAGCTTAGAGTTTTAATGCCAAAGAAACCCCCGCCGCCGCAACCAGCATCCGATCTCCAGGGGAAGATCCGCGAAGCTGAGTTCAAAAACATCCTGCAAAAGCTGAAGGATGGGAAGACGCTGACGGCGCGAGAGTCGAAGATCGCGGCAGAATTTGCGGCCAAGCGGGACGGCAAGGGGTTGACGCAAACCGAGCTTGCAGCGGCATGGGGCATGACGCAGCCGAACATCCACAAGATGGTCAAGCAGGGCATGCCGATGGACAGCATCGAGGCTGCTACGGAGTGGCGGAAAAACTGGCTTGAAACGCATGGTCGAGGTGACACCGCACCGGAGAATATCCAGCAGGCAAGGCTGAGGAAGCTTAAGCTGGAGTGTGAGAAGATTGAGTTTGCGAATGCAGTTGATCGCGGAGAATACGCCAAGAACGCCGAAGTCCGAGAAGCTGGCATCCGAATCGGCGCTATGCTCAGTGCTATAGGAGATGCATTTGTAAACGATTCAGCTGGTGAATTGGCAGGGTTGGACGAAGTAAATGTCCTAAAAAAAATGCGTCCGCGCATGCAGCTTATGATTGCAGAGGTTAAATCAGAAATTGAAAAATTATATGAAATGTGAGCTATGACTAAAAAAGAACTGTGGAAAATTTACTCAAAGCGCAATCCTTCATTCGACGGTGAAGGAACGGTAACGATGACAGCCGCTGGTCTGCGCAAGCTGTTCGATACGACTTGGGATGTTGCTTTTCACGACGGAGAGGAAGAACCGCCTGAGCGGGTTCCGCAGTCTGGAAACATTGACGCGTTGAAAGCAATCTTTGGAATGAAATGAACCCGCTTGCACAAGGAATTTGTCAGGGCATCAGGCTCGCCTACAGCGGGACGGTGCTCGATTGGGCGGAGACAAATGTAAGATTTCCCGCCAGCGACAGGGCATCACGATTCGACCGCAATGTCGCACCGTGGATGAACGAGCCGCTGCTTGCCGCGACCGACGACGAGACCACGCAGCTATTTATCCGCGCTGCGACAGGGGCAGGCAAGACGACATTCATGGAAACCTTGGCGTGCTTCATCGTCGCTCAGAAGCCCGGTCCGACTCTGTTCGTCGGACAGACTGACGACATGGTTAAGGACTGGACAGAGTCGCGACTACTGCCGATCTTTCGCGAGTGCGAGCCGGTGCATGCGCTTTTCCCCGAAGACCGTCATTCTCTCAGAAAAACGACTATACTTTTCCCACACATGGTGCTCTTTGCGGGCGGTGCCAACATCACAAACCTCCAAGAAAAATCCATGCGCTACTGCATCGGTGACGAGGTGTGGCGGTGGAAGAACGGGATGATCCGAGAACTAAAAGCTCGGCATCATGACCGATGGAACCGCAAGACCGTGTTAGTCTCGCAGGGCTGGGACTCAACTCACGAGTCGTGCGAAGAGTGGGACAGCGGCACGCGGGAAGTCTACGGCTGGGAGTGCCCAGCGTGTAAGCATTGGCAAAGATACCTGTTCGATGCGATCACTTGGGACAACGAGTCTAAGGACGAAAAAGGTGGGTGGCTGTGGGATCAGCTACAAGACTCGATCAGGTTGACCTGTGAGAACTGCAAGGCCGAATATAAGGACACCGCGAGCGAACGCCGCACGCTTGCGAGCACCGCCAGCTACCGACCGCTCAATCCGCATCCGGTGCGGGGTATTCGCTCATTTGAGATTCCTGCCTACGCGGTCTGGTGGATACCGTGGTTTTCCTTGGTCCGAGAATTTCTGGAAGCAAACGAAGCCAAACACAGCGGCAACACGGATCCGCTGCGGCAGTTTGTCCAGAAGCGCAAGGCTCAGGTGTGGGTCGAAGAAGTCACAAGCGACATGCCAGAGATCGCATGCGCAGACTACAGCAAAGGCGAATACGTCGAAGGCCAGAAACTCGACGGCGAGGTGCATCGCTTCATGGCCGTGGACAAACAACGTGATCACTTCTGGTGCGTTGTCCGGGCGTTCCGCGCTGACGGATCGTCGCGACTCCTGCACGAGAGCAGGCCGCTAACTTGGGAGACGCTCGACGCGATCTCTGCGCAATACGCGGTGCCATCGCGGTGCAATGTTGTGGATGCTGGATATGACACTCCGGTGGTCTACGAGCAGTGCGCACGGCGCGGCTGGACGGCCTCGCACGGATCGGGGCAGGATGGATTCTGGCATCAGTCGCAGGAGCGTAGGGTGCGACGGTTCGTCTCCAAGATCGAAGCAGCGCAGGCCGGATCGCACGGGATGAAGGCCGCTTACTTTTTTTTCGCAAACGAAGGAGTCAAGGATAAGCTCTCTTCATTACGCCAGGTCGAGACCGCCGTGGCGTGGGAGGTGCCGAGAGATGTTAGCGACGAATACCGAAAACAAATGCTTTCAGAAATTAAAAAAGACGTGATTAACGCAAAAACAAAACAAGTCGAGCAGAGGTGGGTTCGCATCAGCGGCAGGCCGAACCATCTTTGGGACTGCGAGTGCATCGCGCTCGCGGCAGCAATGCTGGCAGGCGTATTACCAACAGGAGACGTATGAGCTACGAGACACTCAGAGCACGGATCGAAGCGGCAGGATATATTTTGCAGCGCGGCATGTGGGGAACCGGCATCCACGCATCGGTCACTTGGGAAATACGCCGCGATCCAAGAGACATCCCAACATGGGTCAGTTACGACTTCCTTGAATTTTCCGAGAAGCTGGATGCGCTGCACGAATGCGCACGCAAGGCGGAAGAACGATGGGGAATACCTATCTTTGAGTTGATCTAGACCATTTTCGTGACGTCACGAAAATGATCCTCACCCGCCGCGCTAGTGTTTATGCGGCTCTGCGGGCCTCCAAAAATATTTTTATCTTTTTGAAAAAAAGTTGTTGACGAGAAATCAAGATTGTGAGAAAGTCATTCCAGATCGAAGCCACCACGGCGACGACGAAAACAAAAAACCAAATCAAAAAAATGAAAATCACCAAAACAACCTTCAAAAGCTTCATCAAAAAAAACAAAAAAAACCTGCAAGTTTGGATACAAGCAGAATTCGATGGAACGACTGATTGCGTTGAATCAATCAGAGGTTCTTTTGAACCTATGCAAGATTCAGAAAAATGGCCCGAGCATAATTTGGGAATCAAAGGGATTTGGCTGGTTAATGGCGGGCGCGATTACTTCAGCAAATTTGAAGAAAACGGAATGGTTGGAATTAAATATTTTAATTGTTGCGGACGCGGGATCGTAGCAATCCCCGCCTAACCCCACCCGGCGCGGGTTCGATCCCCGCGCCACTAAACACCACAAAAAAATGAAACTCACAAAATCCAAACTCAAACAGATCATCCGACTGGCTGAAAACGGAAACAGCGTCACTCTTCTTGTTTGCAAAGCACTGCCACAGGCCAGCGAATCAGAAATCGATAACGCGATTGAGTCAGTTTACGACTCCATGGAATTCCCTCATGAGTAAGCCCACCACCCACGGCGGCCCGCGCAAAGGCGCTGGCCGCCCGCAAGGCAAGAAGTCAGCCAACGCCAAAGGCCGGACAGCCGTGACGCGCTCCGTCTCCATGCTGCCCGAATCATGGGTCAAGCTCGACCGGCTGCGCGGCACTCAGTCGCGCGGCAAATTCATCGAGAGCAAGCTCTGAGTTTCGTCAGAAAAACGACCACAAATTTCTTCTTTGAGTTGACGCAACCAGCTAAATAATGGGACTCAACAAAGCATTTTTCGGTTTGCCACTTGCGACCCTGCAAAGTTTGCAGACAAAATACATCGAGTGTCTGGAAGCAATTGCCGTTGCTGGAGCCAGCTACAGCATAGCCGGGCGGTCGTTCACCCGCGCCAATTTGGCCGAGGTTTCGCAGGTCGTGAAAGAATTGACCGCCGCGATCTCTTCCTCAAACGGAACACGTATCCGCCGCACGGTCTCCGCATTCCCGACTCAGCTACCTTAAATGAAACAAGACATCATCACTCAAGCGATTGCTTTTATTTCTCCGCAGGCCGCGATGTCGCGAATGATCTCGCAGGCCAAGCTCCGCAACTTCGGGCGATTCGATTCTGCGCTTGACAGCACGAAGCGCGGCATCAGCCGTAATGTGTCTGGCGCTGAGGACACCGCAGGCACGACCGAGCGATACAAGCTGATCCGAGCGGCTCGCGATCTCGCAGACAACTTTCCACCCATCCGCTCGCTACTTTTGAAGTTTGCAACGTATGTCGCCGGGCGGCTGAACTACCAAGCACGCACCGGAGACCGCGATCTCGACATGAAGATCGAACGCTACTGGCGGAACTGGTGCTCGAAGTGCGACTTCCTTCGTCGGCACGATTTTGTCACGCTCTTGCAACTCGCCGTGATGGCGGTCTTGCGCGATGGCGACTGCGGATTTGTGATCGTGCGCGATCAGGGGGAGCTAAGACTTCAGAGCGTTGAGAGCGACCGCATCGGCTCGCCTTACAACCGGCTGATCGACTCGGACAATTACATCGGCGGCATCGTGCTCGACGACTACGGACGGCCCGATCAATACGAACTTTATGTCCGGACGATATCGAACCAATACATCGATCCAACACGGATTCCTGCGGCAGAGTTCATCCACCTTTTCGATCCTACACGGCTCGACGAATACCGTGGACGATCGGCATTTGCCACGGCGCTGAATGCCGCTCGCGACCTACAGGAAGCACTAAAGGCAGAGATTCAAGCGATCAAGTTTGCCAGCTACCAGACGGGAATCATAATGTCCGAGACCGGTGCAGCCGAGGCCAGCGACTACTTTGCAAGCTCGCAACCGAACGACTACGGGCAACGGGCGAAGCTCGAGAGCGTTGACCCCGGCACGATGAACTATCTCTCCCCAGGAGAGAAGATGGAGATGTTTGAGAACACCCGCCCGACCGGAGCGTTCGGAGAGTTCGTGCGTCTCGTGCAGTCGCACATCTGCATGTCGGTCGGGTTGCCTTACGGGTTCTCGTTCGACGCTGACAAGTCCGGCCCGATGGCGCGGATGGAAGCTGAGATGGCAGATCGCACATTTGCACGCTGGCGCAGGTTGCTCGAGACTCAATTTCTCGACCGTATCAAGAATATCGTTCTGCTCGACGCGGCAAGTCGCGGCTTGATTCCTGACAATGAGTATTTACTTGACGGGCGCTGGGGCTGGCCGCGCAAAGCAAGCATCGACTACGGGCGCGAAGCTCGCGCTGACATCGACTTGTGGAAGGCAGGTTTGAAGACTGCCGCTCAAATCTACTCTGAGGGCGGAGAAGATTACGAAGAGGCACTACGATCAAGAGCTAAGGAAGCCGCGATGATTCGCGACCTCGGCATCGAGCTACAGATTGAGCCGGGCAGAATCTCCGACTCCGCATCAGGCCTGCTCAGAGACAATGTTGTGGAAGAAGGCAAGAAGATCGAGGCTCCGCTCATCGATTCCATCGGTATCGGCGGCACAGATGCACTGGCAGCGATCCTCGCAAGTATGGGACGCGGCGAACTCTCGCCAGAGCAAGTCGCCATCATCCTCAAGACGGTGTTCGGAATGGACGAAGTGGCGGCACAAGAGATCATCGACGCACAACCCAGTAAGGAACAGGTTGCACCCGCACCAACACAGGCAAAGGCAGCATTTGAAGATAGCTTCAAACCCACGGCTGGCATGATCGCAGAGGCCGAAAAGGGGTTGGAGTGGCGCGAGAAATTCAAGCGAGGAGGAACATCGATCGGTGTTGCTCGCGCTCGCGACATCTCGAACGGCAAGAACCTGTCGGAAGATACCGTCAAGCGAATGCACTCGTTTTTTTCACGGCACGAAGTTGATAAAAAGGGTGAGGGTTTTCAACAAGGCGAAGACGGGTTTCCCTCGGCAGGCCGCATTGCATGGGCGTTGTGGGGCGGAGACGCTGGACAGGTCTGGGCAGCGGACAAGATGAAAGGGATCCGTCTGGCGACCCGTCCAGAAGTCAAAGAGTTTGCTGTAGTGGTGAACGATGTTCACGGGCGTTTTCAAGCCTTGCAGTCTGAGATTGCGATGGTCATGCCAGAGCCGGGGCCACGCGAGCAGGAGGAAGACTTCATCGACCGTTGCATGGTCAATGCCACGATGGAATCTGAATATCCCGACTTCGACCAACGGCTCGCAGTCTGCAACACTCAATTTAGAGGGAAAAATATATGATCGCACAAGGCATCGCACTCGAAGCAAAGCGCCAATTTTTGATTGGCATGCACCAACCGACGGACACATACAAGATAGCTCTCTACACGAAGCGCGCAAACATCGGGCCAGCCACCGCGCACTACACCGACGAAGGAGAAGTCAGTGGTCAAGGATACACTCGCGGAGGGATAGTGCTCACCGGGTTCAAGGCCGAGATGGTCGGTAAGAACGCGGCAATCACGTTTAACGATGCTAAGATCGACCGAGCAACATTCACGGCACACGGCGCGATTGTTTACAACGCAAGTAAAAACAACTCGGTGCTCTGCACTTTGAACTTCGGCAACGACAGACCTGTTTTCGACGGGGCTTTCGAGATTCGCTTCCCACAACCTAATGAGAATTCTGCACTGATTTTATTCGCTTAAATATGAACGCCACAAATCCCATCACCATCGACGGCAAAACCTACGACCGCTTCAGCCTCAACCTCGCCATCACGGGCAAATATAAACCCGACCAGACCAGCGACGCGCAGATAGCGATGCGTTTGATCCCGACTCGCATCGCAGACGGGGCAGTCGAAACCGCCGACGCTGAAGCGATTGGTATCTCTCTCGGCACGCTCGCCGGATCGGATCAGGCCACGCAAACCGCCGTCTCCGCGATCCAAGCCGCCCTTCAGACCTACCTTCAAGCGAAAGGACTCTGATCATGGCCCTCATCACTTCTGCCGCGAGCGGCAATTTTAATGCGGGAGCGACATGGACAGGCGGCGTCGTTCCAACCACGGGAGACGAGGCCCGCGCATCGACGGGGCACACCGTCACGATTAATGTCAATACGACTTGCGACGAGATCAGCAACGCGGGAACGGGGAAATTCGTCATCAACGATGGAGTCACGCTCACAGCGAATGTGACCAACAAATCAACGACTATTGGTGCAACCTGTTTAGAGTTTTCTACGGCAAGTCCCGCAAGCGCTTCTATCGTGGGAAATTTAACCGGTGGAACGGCAGTTCGTTCGCATTCCGTAAAAAACACAACAACCGGAACATTAAATGTCACCGGAAACATAAACGGAGGAACAACTAGCGGAGGAAGTACCACTGTTCACGGTGCAATTGAAAATGTTAGCACTGGAATAATAAACATAACCGGAAATTGTTTTGGCGGAACTGTTCTTAATTTTTGCGGCGCATACAATAATACAACCGGAACATTAAATGTCACCGGAAACTCTGAAGCCGGAACTGGGAGCGGTGCAAATGGAGCGCACAATTTTTCCACCGGAACGCTCTCCATCATCGGCACCGTCACCGCCAGCCAAACCGCCGCAGGCGTCGCAGGCGCGAATGTCCTTCAGCAGACCATCCTCTCCGGCCCGTTCATCACCGAGACAACACGCGGCGTGAACCCCGTCTACTGTGCGGCATGGCGTTGGAACGCCTCGCCGTCCAACTCCACTTATTTGGAGGTGATGACGAACAACCTTCTTGCCAAGCGCAACCTTGTCACCGCCGATAATGTTACTGGAATGCCTGCCGCGACGAATGTAAAGAGCGGGGTTGTATATGGGCCTTTTAGCGAACTCACCGGCACCTTCTCGCAAACCGTAACGCCATCAATTTCAGACATCAGCAAGGGCGTGTGGGATTATGCGTTATCCGCCATCACAACAAGCAGCACGATCGGCACGCTTCTAAAAACAAATATCGACGCCACAATCTCAAGCCGAAGCACCGCTACCACCGCAGGCATCGCAGATGCTGTGTGGGATGAAGCCACTAGCGATCACACGGCATCCGGAACATACGGAGGAAGGGTCGTGCGTGCGACCAACGCAAACAACGAATTGCAAATTAATGCGCAAAATCACGCAGCAGCCAATGTTCATCAATTTCAAACTGCCGTTATCACTGCATCCGCTTTCGATGCAAGCGTGCTGACCGCATTTGCTGTGCCTGAATTGCAAGAGATCCACGCGATCCACGGGCTGAAAAGCGGCAGCGCACTCACGGTCACGCCGTCCAGCCGCTCGGCAGGAGCGATCAGCCAGAGCATCACCGGAGACGGCACGACAACCACCACCGTAACCCGCACTTAAAATGATCTTGACCTCCCTGCTCATCGCAACGCAGGGCTTGTTGCCGAGTCCTACGCCGCTGTCTATCGGTTCGCAGGGACTTTTGCAGACGGGAGAGATACCGCCTACGCCGCCACCTATCGTCGTGCCGGAAGTGGGCGGCACATACACGCACTTCCGCAGATACGACAGTCCGGCAGTTGTTGTAAAAACAAACGGAGTCGTCGGCAACTTTACAACCGCATCAGTCGAGATTGCGATCTCGGCAAGGGTTGAGACCGGAAGCACCAGGCTGAGAGCAACCGCTACAAAGCCGACCTACCATCTCGGTGCGACCACCGACTTGGTAGGATGCACCAGCAATCTTTCCGCATCCCGCCTCAAGCCACAGGTCTCGACATCCTTCCGACTCGTCGGCTGCATCGAACAAGATCAACGGAAAATTGTCGCACTCGCAACAGAGGCACTGAAGCAGTTCCGCCGCAACAGAGCCGCACGCGAAGCCTGACTGCCCGTTGACACTCCGTTGACATGCCGACCAAGGCATGGACATCATCGAAGGAGTTTCAATCATTTCAGTCGGAGAAGCAAAGGGCCACGGGCTTTTCGTGGACGACATAACCTTGCAAGAAGTGAAAGCGTGTGCGGAGTCTTACGCCGGTGGCGTAAAGGTCAATCTCGACCACGGCGCAGGGATCAAAGACATCGTTGGATTCTGCGACAATTTTCGCATCATAGGTGAAAAACTCGTTGCCGATCTAAACCTCCTCGAGACCGCAGAGAAGAGTGCCTACGTGCTCGAGATTGCTTCGCGCATGCCAGACACATTCGGAATCTCTATCGCATTCAGCGGCCCGGTGCGTGAGCGGGATGGCCGATCCTTCGCATCCTGCACCGAACTTTACAGCGCCGATCTCGTGCAAACACCAGCGGCAAATCCCACCGGACTTTTCAGTTTTACGGCCAAGTCGGTTGACACCTCCGCCAAAGAAATGATCGACGACAAAAACAAAATGGAAGACGGAGCCGAGGACACTGTGTCCATCGCTGACATCATCGAACGCCTCTCGGCACTTGAAACCGCTTTTGGCGATTACAAGAACAAAATGGAAGAGGCTCCCATGAACGAAGAGAAAATGGAAGACGCTCCCATGAACGACGAGAAGGATTCTGAAATGTCCAAGCTCTCCGCAAAGCTCGACACAATCATCTCCAACTTCGGAGCCGCTCCGCTCAAGGCCAGCACGGTCGCAAACGAAGCCGAGAAGCTTTCAATCAAAGCAATCATCGACAACAAAACCCGCGAACTCGGTAGCCGCACCGCCGCCATCAAATTCGCGATGACCAATCACGCAGCCGAATACATCGCTCTCCGCGACTCCAACCAACTCAACTTTTAATCACCCACTAATATGGCAACTCAAATCGACAATACATTTCGCAGTTTCACATTCGCCACCGCGATTTCTGCTAACACTCTCGTAGCCGTAACCGGCGACAATGCAGCCGCTGCGCTCGTCACAGCCTCACTCGCCATCGGCGTTGTGCAGGAAGACACTGATGCTGGCGAAGCAGGAACAGTGAAGCTCTTCGCTCCAACTCAATTCGGCATCGTCTCGCCCGGCCCAGTCACCGCAGGCGCAAACGTGTTCGCCACAACTGCCGGAGTAATCGTCGGCACTCTCGTTACCTCCGGCCTCACACTCGGCATCGCCGTTGAAAACGGAGCCACCGGTGAAGTTGTCGAATACATCGTTCAAAAGTAACCCTTAAAATCCTACCACAATGCTATCCTCTACCACAATTCGCGGCGACATCGCCCAGGCCGTTTACGAAGGCCGCAGCAACAAAGCCAACCTCTTCATCGGCGCGCAAGTCATGCCGATCTACGTTGCTGATGTTCGCTCCGGCGAGTATCTCAAAATCAATCTCGGTCAGTCCGAGGCACTCAACGACGACGCGACCAAGATCGCTCCCGGCTCCGCATATCCTCGCGTTTCCCGCAAGTTCGTCAGCGACACATTCACCACCACGGAGTTCGGTCTCGAAGAGATTCTTCCTGACCAAACCCAGCGCGATCTCGCTCGCTTCCTCGATGTCGAAGTTGCCATCGCTGACATGCTCTTGAGCCAAATCCAAATCGGTCACGAGACTCGCGTTGCCGCCGCCGCATTTGCTGCTAACGGTCTCACTGCCATCTCTGGTGCTGGATCCACTGCCGCCTACACCGAAGCCAACATCACCAGCTTCGATCTCCCTGCCGACGTAGCCGCTGGCAAACTCGAACTCGCCAAGGTTGGTGTGCTTCCAAACACGCTCATTCTCTCTGCTACTCTGTTCGAGCGCGTTCGTCGTTCAACAAAAGTTCAGAACCAAATGTTCGGCGTTGTGGCCACCAACAGCACACGCTTGCTCTCCGAGCAGGAAGTTGCTCAAGCAGTCGGCGTGGATCAAGTCCTCGTCGGTCGCGCTCCTAAAAATTCTGCCGCAAAAGGCAAGTCCTACTCCGGATCGTTCATCTGGGCTGACACCTACATCGCCCTCGCTCATGTGGTCGGTGGAGAGTTCGCCGCCGGCGGATTCGGACGCTCGATCCTCTGGGGTGCCGATTCACCAGTGCCATTCGTTGCAGAGACCTATCGCGACGAAGCTCGCCGCAGCAATGTCCTGCGCGTTCGCCAGCACGTCTCCGAGAAAGTTATCGACGGTTCCAGCGTGATCCGCATCACGACCGGACTCTAAGTTTCGGTGCTTGGTTTCATAGCAAATAGCCGGGGAGCAATCCCCGGCTTTTTTGTTTTCGCAAATAATCTTGACGGCTGATAATCCTCGACGCAGATGAGCATAAAACCGCGTTTGGTAGCCGCTCTGATTTGCGGCAACGAAGAAGAGAGGATCGAGCGATGCGTGACATCGCTTCAAAAAATCTGCAACGAGATCGTCGTTGTCAGAGCCATCGGCAGTCTAAAGCCGGACGCAACCTTAGACATTGCTGAAGGGCTTGGGTGCAGGGTCAGCGAGTATTTTAACTCGCCGCTCTGCGCATCGTGGCCGCATGTGGATGACTTTGCAGCAGCAAGAAATCACGCTTTTCAAATTGCATATTCGCTGATCGAGAATGGCGAATGGGTAATGTGGGCTGACTGCGACGATGTCCTTGCCGACCACATGGCCGAGCCGCACTTGAAGATGCTCCGCGAAGTCAGTCCCGAAGTTCATTGGGTTCTCACCGACTATGTGATCACTGAACAAGGCAAACGCGCACCACGGGAAAGATTTTTCCGCAAAGATTCAGCCTGGTGGTGGAGACCCGTTCACGAAAACGCACACCCACCAAGCGGCGAAAATGGCGAACCGCTACCACGCAAGATTCTTCTCCGTCGAGACCTTGAGATTGAGCACCGGCCTGCTCTTGGACGCAGACCAAGCAACGACCGTAACCTGCGCATCCTCGCGTTTCACGACAAGATGTCGTCACATTTTAAATTTTACCTACACTACGAAAGGATGATTGTCGGAGACGTCGAGAGCGCCTTGAGATTTGGCGCCGAATCTCTCGCGATGCGTGATCTCGACGCAGTCCACCGCTACGAAGTCTTGCTGAACTTGAGCAACCTGAGTCACGGCGATCCTGCTCTCAAGCTCGCTCGCAGGGCCAAGGCACTCGACCTCAACAGACGTGAAGCCTATGCCGTAGAAGCGTCGATCCTGTTGGACTTAGGAGAGTCAGAAGCGGCTCTCGAAGTCATCGAAGCAATGGAGAAAATACCGGTGCCATCTTTTCCGCAGTGGACGCACAAGAAGGAATGGTATGGCTGGAAGGCCCGCAGACTGCGCGGATGGTGCTTGCGTGAGCTTGGAGATGCAAAAGGTGCGTTCGCGGTCGATCAAGCGATCCTGAGCGAAGCACAAGGCACACGAATCTCCCTGCTCCACGCCACTCGCGGGAGACCAATCGCAGCAATCCAGAACATGACCATGTGGCTGCAACGGGCAAACAACCCCGAGCGAGTTGAGCACATCTTTGCCGTCGATCATGACGATGAAACAGCGGCAACCCTCAACCGATTTGGTGGAGTCGTGCAGACGGACGGCGGATATTCTGTCGGAGCGTGGAATCTCGCAGCGCAAGAGAGCACAGGAGAAATAATGATTCAATCTTCTGACGATATCGAACCGCCACCCGGCTGGGACGATATGGTGGATAGCCGCTTAAACACAGGCGCAGCGCAGGTTCTGCGAACAAGCGATGGATACCGAACCGACGAACTGATCACGATGGCAATCATCACGCGAAAATACTATGAGCAAAACGGACTCTTCGATTCCAGATTCAAAAACCAATTCAGTGATGCGGACTTCACCATTCGTGCCGCGAAGGCTGGAGCGATCGTTAATGCTCGTGACATTGCTTTCGTTCATCATCATCCAGTTTTTGAAAATCGCACGCTCGACGCTACATATCGCAGGGTGGCAGACCCTGTGGAGAGAGAGCGTGCGGAAAAACTCTTCAACGAAATAACAAACGAAATAACAAAATGATCTCACTACTTCACGCTACCCGTGGCACACCAGAGCGAGCACTCGCAACACGCAAGATATGGCTTGACCGATCCGACGACGCCACCCAAGTCGAGCATATTTTCGGAGTGCAGAGCGACGACATGGAGAGCATCAAGGCATTCACCGATGCGGGAGTCTACTGGTGGGGCACAACGCCACCGCCAGCGTGGGCATCGTCAAGCGTGGCAAACTGGAATATCTGTGCGGAGTTTTCGACCGGACATATCTTGGTCGTGATTGCCGACGACCTCACGCCGCCACAGGGATGGGATACCAAGCTACGCAAACTTCCAGACCCTACCAAAAAATGGTCTTGCTATGTTCCTGACTCCGTGCGGCAAGACGGTCTCATGTGCCACCCGGTGCTCTCTCGCGCACTCTACGAGCATCTCGAATATGTCTTTTGTCCGAAATACCACGGAGTTTTCTGCGACAACGACTTTACAAATCGGGCAATGCTCGAAGCGCCGATTTATTCGGTCAAGGGACTGCAATGGCAACACGACCACCCGCTCAATGGAAGCCGCGAAGAAGATGACATCGTGAAAATTCAAAACTCCCGGCATGCCTACGACTTTGGATCGCGAGTGTTTTCAAAGATGTGGCCGATCTCTAACATCTTTCACCGGAGCCGGGGAATTGTCGGAGACATCAACGAGCACATGCTCCGCCTTGCACAGCTGGCCGCAGAGTGCGACCACATCACCGAGTTCGGAGTCCGCACCGGCATGTCAACATATTCATTCCTGCACGGATTGAGCGACAATCCGAATGCCACTCTGCGAAGCCACGACCTGCATGACTTTTTCAATGTCTTTGCGATCCACGATCAACTCGATACAGACTGGACATTTACGCAGGGATCGACGCTGGACATACCGATCATCGAGCCGACAGACCTGCTCTTTATCGACACCTTGCACACCTACGCACAGGTCAAAGGCGAGCTGCAAAAACACGGCAATCAAGCAAGCAAATATATTGTTTTCCACGACACTGTTGCATTCGGTGCTGTTGGCGAAGACAACGGTAGGGGCATCAACGAAGCGATCCACAACTGGCTTGGGAATAACTCTCAGTGGCAAGTTGCGGAGCACTACGAGAACTGCAACGGATTGACAATTCTATCAAGGAGATGAGTAGAACGCATTCAGTGTGGATCGGGACGAAGCTCGGCTTGATGGAAAAGTTGACCCTGCAACTCTTGCTTGACGCAGGCCACGAGCCGGTTCTCTGGGTGCAATCCAAACTCTCTGGCATCCCGCAAGGCGTAACTGTTGAGCTGCTACCCACGGACACACTGCCGCCCGTCGGCTTCGCGGGCGATCCGTTGCACCATCTGCCTAATGGTGGCATCGGATCGCTCGCACATTGGAGTGACTATTTCGCATTCAAGACCCTGCACGAGCACGGAGGAATCTGGGTGCAGATGGATGCAGCCGTCACCAAGCCAATCGTTGCCGAGGACTACACATTCACGCCGTGGCTTTCGATGGTCTCTCCGGTGGTTATGTCGCTACCGAAGGGCAGCGAATACTCTGCCAGCATGCAGCAAACCATCGAGCAGATGCTTGTGGATGGTATGGCTGGGCGGAACTGGCACGAAGCGATGGTTGCAATGTCTCGGCAGCTTGTTTTCCAAGGTATCGAGGCGCGCACTTTCAGTAATTACTACGACTGCGGCGGCATTGATGGATCTCCCTACACGCACCCAGCAGCGCAGAGCTACGACATAATTCACTGGAGCAACGCAACCCACAACACGAGCAAAGAGAAGCCTACGAAGGGCAGCGAATACGAGCGGCTCTGTAAGTCCGTCAAGCTAATATGAGCACGCTGGCCGATTTCATGCGATCCGATCTCTCTGCTATTGTCGGAGAGCTACCGATCACGGTCTCGCACGAAGGCAAGACATTCCAAGCCGCGCGCACCGCGTTCCGGCGTGAGAACAACCTTGGTGACGGTGGATTCATGAGCACGGTCTCAATGTCGATCACGACCGCATATGATACGACCACGCAATTGATCCAACTCGGCGACATTCTCACTATTGACGGAGCTAAATTTCGCGTGCTGTCGGCAGAGCTTTCGCAGGATGCCGTATCGGTCGATTTCTCACTTGAAGACTTAAACAAATGAGCCTGTTCTTTCCGCCTATCCTCATGCCACCGGCTCCGCAAAAGCCGCCAGCAAACATTACGCAGACGCTCGAGAAGGCACTCACGGACGCATTTATTCAGGCTTTGCAGCACGAGCTGGGCAACTCGGTGTCGATCACCGCAGCGGAAAACTTCTCCGCGATGACGCTGCCTGCTGTCTTCGTCAAAGCAACCCGGCAACGCGAGAGCATCACGAACTCCGCTATTTTCCAATTTGAGGTTGCAGTCGCCTTGCTGGTGCAGGCCGACGACTCGACCGCTCAAGATTTGGAGAGTTATTTCGCGCAGGTGCTGTGCGTCACACACAACATCGAAACTCTGATCCCCAGGATAAACGCGATCCGCCCACAGCGATGCTTTGTCTTTGGCATCCTTCGGGACGGTGGCGTGTCGCAGTCTACGAGCGAGCGGCATTTTGAGCGGTCGGTATCGCTCACCGTCCACGCTGGTTTGATGGGATGAGTTGACATCGTGGCCAAGTCATGGCCGCATCCGTTATCACATCATCCTCCGCCGCGAGTGTTATCTTCGGCGCAACCGCCGAAACTGGCATCATCCTCTCCTCCTTTTCTCGTTCCGTGCAGTCCCAAAAGGCTGAACTTATGGACGAAGACGGCGACATCGTCGCAGTTTCTTACTACGGACGGACTGCTACTATCTCCCTGACAGGTGCAATCAACGGATCTTCTGGAGTTGCAACTGCCGCAGTAGGCGCGCTACTCACGATTGCAAACGCAACCACCGAGTTCGGTGTGACCGGCGGCAAGATCGTTGTAGATTCTGTCTCCTCCGAGCAAGGCTCCGACGCATTCAAGACTCTCTCGATCGAGGCAACGCAGTATCCCTCGCTCTAAGTTAAGTGCCGCTGGCAGGACGGCTCATTCCTGCCAGACAGATTTTATAAATATTTATGATTGAGAACTACAACGACAAAGAGTCGTATTTTTACACCGCGAATATCAAAGTCGCAACCGCTCTCGCAACGATGGGGTTTGCGATGAAGCAGCCAGAACCAGTCACTCGAATGGTTCGCCCAGACGGAAAAGAGTCCACCGTTTTTTGGTTTGACGAATTGTCTACGACAGGCGCAAAGGCCCGCGATGTCGTGCTGGGAATGACCAAGGAAGCCGATGCGCTTGATGCCTCCGACCCAGAGAACCCGATCAATTACATCCGCGCTGCATTGCTCAACCGTGACACGCTCGTCGATCTCGTCCACAGCACGCCAAGGCGCATCATCATTGAGCGTAATGGCAAGCGCATTGCTATCCGCGAAGACGCAACAGATGCCGACAAAAAGAATCTTGCTACAAAATTATGAAAAAAAATAGAGACCTCGAAAAAGACGACGATATCCTCCGCGAAGAGGGAATGACAGAAGGGCCGATGAAATTTGGCGACCTCGAACTGCGACCTATCACGGCACTAAGCGTGAGTTGGATGCAGCGCAACCAAGTTTTTGCAGACGACAAAGACCTGATCTGGAAATCAGCAGCATTTGCATTCCTGCACTCCGCACCACGCGCAGAAATTCAGAAGAGTGTGAATGACAGAGAAGATTTTCTAAACGCCGTAGATGCTTGGATGGATAAAAATGTCGCACACCACAGCGAAATGAATGCAATTGCATCCATCATGGCTAAGGCTTTTGAACGCTACGCCGCTGCGTCGAGCGAGACATCAGGAAACGGCTCAAAAAACTAAGCGGCCCCGGTTGGCTCGCAGGCTATGTGTATCGGCTTGCAAAGGCGACCGGCTGGGGCTTTCGCGAATGTATGGAAGAGGTTCCGTTTGCGGCAGGATTGCAGATTTTATTCTGCGACTCGCTCGCGACCGGACGCAAACCGAGATGGACGCGCAACCGCACCACAGCGTCGGTTGACGCTCTCGCCTCAATAGACGCGGCACTCGATGCCGCACTTAAAGGCTATGCCTAAATTCAAATTTACAGCGACAAAATTAGAGAACATTTTAGACGATTACGCAAAGATCAGAGAGCAAACAATCCCTGACGCAGTCGTTTCAAATGCACGGTTGCTCTGCGTCGAGCTGGCACGCCGCACCCAGCCGTTCGGGGATGATAACAAAGCAAAATTAGCCGGGGAAGGTCGCACGGAAAAGGACATCGGCAAAATCATCAAGACCGAACAACAGCTTACAGATATGGCATTAGAGGTTGATTCAGAAAAAATACGCAACAGATTGTTATTCCTGATCTCTGGCGGAAGGTTTGATGTTGTGGAGAGAATCTTTACCAACATCGGATTCCTCAATACATGGGGGGGCATGGAGATCATTTCTGGCGGAGCTATTAAAAGCACTCACAATGCTTCAAGAATCACAACCACAGGTCGCACCAGAGCGAGAGGATATAAGCTTAACATTGCAAAGCAGGGAGACCTTGAATCCTACATTGCTGGCGTGATTAAGCGTGTCGGTTTGTCCAAGGCTGGATGGGCATCGTGCGCTAAACAACTCCCGCAGGTTGTTAAGGGGGCGATGACTCGGGGCATCCCCAGATGGGTCACGCGCCACTCAACCAGCGGATCGGTGCAAGACAACTCGCGCAAACTTAACAACCCGTCGGTCGTTCTTACGAATTTAATACCTTGGGCATCCCGAGTTATCCCTGAGAAAGAGATAGCCTCAGCCAAGGCGCTCGTCATCACGAAAATGATTGAGCAAATGAAACGCATCCTTAAATACAGAGAAAAGGAGATCGCTTAATATGGCTGACGTATCAGTAGAATTTGGAGCCAAGGACACCGGGCTGGAAGCCACGCTGAAGACCGTGCAGGCCGAGATGTCGCGGCTCGATACGGAGATCAAAAGCGGGGAGTTGTCGTTTAACCAACTCAGAACCGCGATGCGCGACTTTGCGAAGGCTGACAAGGTCTCACAGCAGTTGCAGAGTATCGGAGCCTCGGCAGCTGGTGCATCGCCACAGGTGGACAAGCTCGGCAAAGACGGCATAGAGATGGGCGACAAGATCAAGACAGGCAGCGACAAGGGCGGGATGAGCTTGGGCGAGCTTGCGAAGGCCAGCGGAGTTGCAGGAGCAGCATTTGCTGCTGGCATGGCTGTATTCAACACGGCGATGGCAGGGGTTCAGGCGGTCGCAGCGAGCTTCGGCAACGCTCTAAATTTAGGCGGGCAGCTTGCCGACCTCTCCGCGCAGACCGGAGTTGCAGCCGGAGAGCTTTTAGTTTTGCAACGATCATTCGACAACACGGGCGCAGGGGCAGAGAAGGTTAGTCCGGCAATAGCAAAGATGTCATCGTCTATCGTAGACGCTACAAGCGGCACTGGAGCAGCGGCAAAGGCATTCGATCAACTTGGTCTCTCGGCTTCGGAACTCATTAACCTTCCCGCAGAGCAACAATTTCAGAAAATTGGCAATGCGTTGGCTGGCGTTGCAAACGAGACGCAACGAAGTGCACTCGCAAGCGATCTATTCGGCGGCAAATTGGGCAAAGACCTTCTCCCGCTCATGACAAATTTCAGCGGAGAAACTCGCACGGCAAATCAACAGCTTGGATCGATGGTTGGCGTAATGAACGAAAGTTCGGATGCGTTCGACGCAATTGGTGACGGAATCAAGGTCGCCCAGGGCAAACTCACCGAGTTTGCCGCCGGGCTAATGAGCGTGATGGCTCCGGCTATCGAGGCAGTGGTCACTGCTCTCACACGGATCGACGCAGCACAGATCGGAAAAGATTTAGGATCGGCATTCGTAGGCGCAGGAGAGGCTATGAAGGGGTTTCAGAGCGCGGTTGATGCTTTCCAAGCAGGCAACATCAGCCTTGCTCTCAAGTCAATTTTCGAGAGCGTAAAATTGCAGGCGATGGAGACGGGAAATTCGATCATCAACATTTTCAGCGCGGCATTCAAAACAACCGGGGAGGTTATTCGGGCGCTCTTTTCTCAGGGCAGTGCAACGATGACATTTATAGACTCCGCTTTTTTCATTGCAGGCCAAAAAGCTGCAATGGCATTTGCGAGTGCCATGTTGAGCGTTCTGCCAAACATGAAAATTTTTGATGGGGTCAGGGAAAATTTACAGGCCAATTTGGATAAAATGGATCAGGCTCAGTATAACAATTTTAGAAAATTTAAGGAATACGGAACGAATGCCGCAGCAGAAGTTGGCAGTGTATTAAGTCAAGTTCCAAGTGCTTTCCAAGCCAACCTTGCTGCCGCGAATGGAGAGTTTTTCAACACGGCAGAGCAGGCTAAAATAGTTGCAGCCGTTACAGAAGAAATCAACACGGCAACAGGCAAACATCCCGCACTTATCAAAGACGCAGCGCAAGAGATGCGCGATCTGATCGAGGCTCAAAATGCATCAACGCAAGCCGAGACAGCAAAACTCGAAGCCGCTGCCGACATTGCCGAGGCTAAGATGAACGAAGTGCAACGTCAGATTGAACTCAACGATGCAATTGCCAGCGGCAACACGGCAGAGCAGGCACGGCTTGAGGCAATAATTGCAGCGGAAAAAGGGACGGAGCGAATCAAGACCCTCACAGAAGAATATGCCAAGGTCATGCCTGTAGGCGAGGCCGCCAGACTTGCCAACGAGATATTTCGTTCGGAGTGGAATATGTTGGCAGCAAAAAAAGCCACTACTGCTACACAAACCGAAGTAGGAACATTGGGGGAAATGCTTGACAAAATAGCTGGGAAAGATATTTCCGCTCCCGTCCGAAATTTAGCAAAAGAAAGCAAGGACGCACAGACAGATTTAAGTGGCCTATCTAAAATCCTTAATGTGGATATTGCTGGCCGATCGCCTGTCGATACGATGAAAAAACTCGGACTTGATCCAAGTTCAGTCGAGGGTTCTGCAGGTCAACTTGACGCGATTAAAGGCGCAATCGACATCTTGAAAGGCGCAGACCCTGCTGACCTCACTCCAAAAGTTGATAAGGTCGGAGTGCAGGACAATATCGATGCGATCCAGACCTATATCCAAACCAAGTTTGGCGGCACAACGACCGCAAACATTGAGGCTACTGCGGACAAAAATGCTGCCGACAACGCAGCCGCGGTGATCAAACAAGAAGTCGGCTTGATCAATTCAAACATTACCACTCAAACCGACGACAATAACATCGCATCGACCCGAGCCACCATTGAGCAGGGAGTGGCCGGCATCCCGCTTACATTTACGGTTGACCCTGAGCAGATCAAAAAGAGCATCGGCACAATTGATGTCGGTGGCGGGGCTGGCGGGGGGATAATGGGAGAGATCAAAGGGCTGGTCGATACAATCAAGGGGTTTGTTGAAAAAATAGAAGGCAAACTCCCAATGACCGCACTCGCATAAATTTATGGCATACACTTACCGCGGAACCTCAAATCTCATCGCACTCCCGAACCGAACCGTGCAGACCTATCCCAGCGGACTGGTGCGAGTTGAGCGGTCGTTTGTTTGCCGCAAAGCGGATGTTGCGAAAAATCGAAACACTATCAGGGTTAACGAACGGATGCCGATGGACGATGGCGCTCCCGCGTTTGATGGGCTTTTTATTTTCCCAGAGCCGCAAGAAATTGTGCGAGATGATGGATTTGTAGAGTTTCGCGTGACGGCGTATGGCAGGACAACTGCAACTGGAGTATTTGAGACCAGTTTTGATTTTGGTGGTTTTAATTTTTCTACACAAGACTTGCGAACGGATGGAACACAAGAGTCTAACCCTCGTAACTTTGTTACCGCAATAGTCCCAACATATACTCAGAAAATTGTTTTACAGAGTTCTGAGATTTCTAATTTTTCTTTTCAAATTAATGGCGATTTTTTGCCAATTAGCGTGAACATGTATTCAACCACTGTCCAAGAAGGGCAAATAGAAACAGCTGAAATTGCGGTCCCTTATGAGATTTGGGAAAAATATTTTATGACCGGCCCATCGTCTTCTGGGTTGTCATATAATGGACTCACATTATTTACTTTTGGTTTTTTTTCAAGCCGCCCGTTTACTTCTAAACGAAGACGTTCTTTTTTAGGCGCATCGCAAATAACATCAGTGAATTTTGGGGTGATGAGCGAATACACAATCGTATACCGTTTTTATTTTAGTGTTAACTTTATTAAAAAATAAATGCCATCTAACCCACCAGTTGATTTTGAAGGCTTAGTCAAGGGTAGCACCGGCGCCACAGGCAAGGACTATCCCTACGCGATCAAGGCCCGAGACCTGATGCAGGATTTTGTTTTTGCCACTCTCGATATTGCCGAGGGAGTCTACGAAGAGACAAGCGGAGCAGGCGGACACCGCCAGCGAAGGCTGAATATTAAGGCTGGCACAGAGGCAAACCAGATTTACATTTGGGATGGGAATAGAATCACGGTTATTGCCGCTCCGCCCGGCTCCGGCACCCATGTCCTCGGGTGCGTCGACGGCACGATACAATGGATCGCAACGCAGGAGTGCGCTTAGATGGCAACGATCAAATTACAGCCGAGCGGCGCGGTGGTGCTGAAGGACGGCAAGGTGGCTTGCACGTGTTGTGCTCCGCCAGAGGGATGTTGTCCGTATACAGCAAGCGGGATTTTGAATGGATCTTATACAGCTGCGGACTTGCCAGATACGTTAAAAGTTTACAACGGAGGATTTAGTTTGAATGGAGATATCTTTACAAAAGTTGGAAACGGTTACTATTTTGCACGAGGTAACGGAATTGTGGTTGAGGCTCAGTTATTCTTAGGGAATTATGAATGGCGTCTTTTCCAAGTAGGATCAGAGGATGACTCTGTCGAATTAAACCAAGAAATTCCACAATGTCTTTTTTGTATTTTTCCACCAGAAGGGGAAGTTGCCATAGATGAATTTGCGGATAGTTACTTGATAACATCCTCTGGCACATTTTTTCCTGCAACTGTTACGAGAATCGATGCCTGTAATTGGATTTACGAATATCCCGAGCCGTGTGTAGGTGCGATTGCCAAATTGACCCTTGGATCAGATGGGAATAATGCTCCTTTTTGGTCTTGTGAAATAAACAAATCAGTTTGTGGTGGTTATTTTGAATTTGCTTTTAAAAATGGGCCAAAAAACTCACCTATCGGAAATTATTTAGATAATTTTGGAGACTTAGTTTTTACCGTCTCATGACCTGCCCGCACATCACCACCACCACCCGCGAATACAACGCGTGCGGTCTCGGACTCTACGGCGGCAAGCCCAGCCACGGCACATGCGCGCAGTGCATGGCAAAGGGCGAGAACACGCCTGAGTTTGCGCAGGCACTAAAAGCAAGAGCCGAACAATCCCACCCTTCCTCTCAGCGTAAAATCTCAGGATGTTGCGACTCTGCACGAAACTACACCGACCGCATTTGACAAACCCACCAACACAACACAATGGCACGCGATTTATTTATTGACCTAACGAATAACCGGCTCGCAGCGAGCGAGACGAACCTTGCACCCGCTGCACCGCCTGTTTTCACGAAAGGCGACAACGGCACTTTCAACCTCTACTTCCTGCAAGCGACCGGAATTATCAACGCACCTTTTACGGTCGTGGATCGCTCTACGACCAGCGTCAAACTCGGAATCGGATCTCGCAGCGGCCTACCAGAGACCGGAGACTACACGCTCACGTTCGGGGCTAACACAACATCGGCTATCCCAGCCGCTGCGACAGCAGGACAAATATCAACCGCCCTCAACGCGCTTACATCGATCTCAAGCGCAGGAGGCGTGACCGTCACCGGCGCACTCGAAGACCACTTCACGATCCGATTTGCAACCGCCGGAACTCGCGGATCGTTCACGGCAGATGTCTCTCAGGTCATCCCCGACACCGTAGCCGTCATCGACGAGAGGCTCGCCGGGAGCGCAACGGCAAAAGAGGTCGCAGAGATTCAGCTGCGCCTGACACCAGCTGTATTTCAATCCACCTGGACAAACCTATCTACAACCGTCACTGCTACGATTGCAACGACCGTCACCGGCAGCGGAGTGCAAAACGAAATCCAGCGACTGACATTCTCGCAAAAACCCTTCGCAGGCACGTTCCGCCTAACTTTTCCAAACATAGCATTGACCAGCAGCACTGCGGTCACGGCAGGCACTTTCATCACGACCGTCACGCACGGACTTGCGCTTAATCAACCGATCACAATCACTGGATTTGATACGACTATTACCGGGTTCACTCGCGGAGCTACGGTGTTTGTAAACTCAATCCCTTCGGTTACATCGTTCCTTATCGCTACTACCGCAGGCGGCACAACAATTACGACTGCATCGGCCACAGCAGCAACGACTGCCGGTTCGATTGCAACATTCCTACGCCAGAGCGACCCGCTGCCAGCCTCTGCCGTAGCGGCTGATATTGCAACCGCGCTGCAAGCTTTTGACAGCATCGGCGCGGGTGGGGTCTCTGTGGCCGGTATTGATGGAGAATATTTCGACATTACGTTTAGCGAAAATAAAGGTTTCTGCGATCAGCCCACAATCACGATCCAGAGCGGACTGACGGCCAAGCCCGGCAAGACTGCGGACGTGAACTTCGCTACCTTCGCACTCCGCGATCTCGTCGGCAGCAGCAACGCGGTCGATCTTGATCTCGAAATCGAACTCACGGACAGCGGCACACGTCAGACCGTCATCCTGAGCGAATGCTCGGTCTCGGAAGAACTAATCGATGCAAATGCATTTTCTCCCGTGCCGCAATTCCAGCTTCCGATTAACTCGGTTGCAGTCACAGCCTACACGCTCGCACTTTCGGATGCTCAGTCTCTGCTCTCAGCGACGACAGGAATGACAATCACCGTGCCTTTGCTCGCGTGGCCTACAGGTTCGCAAATTCAGCTTTTGCGAAATACATCAGGCACGGTTGCCATCACAGCCGGTGCAGGCGTTACGATCAATGCGCCCGGAGGTGCTGACAGATTGGCGAGTCAATACTCGGTCGGATCGTTAACTTATCTGGGATCAAATTCATTTGTGCTCTCAGGAAGTATCTCATAACAAAGCATGACAGACAACACAACTATCATCGGAACTTTTGGAACGCTCGTTGCCGCGTCATCGCTCGTCCTAAATCAAGTGCAGGAGTTTGATATTTATCTCAAATTCGGCATCTCATGCGTGGGTCTTTTGACGGCAATCCTAACCGCGATTTACGTCGGTTTAAAGCTCTGGCACAAAACCTACACGAAAGAATGAAACCTATCCTACTCGCTCTCGCCGCATTTGCACTGCCGGGCTGCATCACGATCCCAATCCCGCCAGTAGGCTCGCACGTCGGCGCCCTCGGCTCTGTGCGAGTCAGTATCGTCTACGAATCCAACAACACCACAACGCAAAAGACTCCGAGCATGCAGTATGCTTTCGAGTCTTTTTCCAAAACCCTAACCGACAAATGAAATACCTCATCCTTGCACTTAACAAACTGAATGAATCAAGCACCTGGCGCGGTCTCATCTTGATAGCCACCGCCCTCGGAGTGCAGCTCGAACCCGAACTCCAGAACCACATCGTGGCAGGGGGTCTGGCAATCGTCGGCGCGATAAACATCATCCGCAAAGAGCAAAAGTGAACCGCGCGCAGATCGAGTCCATGCAGGCTCGCATCGGAGCGAAGCCTGACGGTTGGTGGGGGCCGGAGAGCATTCGTGCGCTTAACAGGCATCTTAAGGCAATGCACCCCGGAACATCGCCAAAGCCCAGCACAGCGGCTTGCACGGCGTTTTACGGCGATCCCGGCAGTGTGCCGCTGGTGCGGATCAAACCTCCGTTTCAGATGTTTCTCTACGACACACCAAAACCAATCGACGGAATTGCGATCCACGCAAAATGTCACGAGAGTTTGCAGTCTATTTTAGAGACCTTGTTTGACTACTACCCAACCCCAACAAACCGAGCAGAGGCAGGCATTGACAGGTTCTTTGGTTCTTACGCCGTCCGCACACAGCGAGGCGGCAGCGAGCCGAGCAAACACTCGTGGGCAGCGGCGGTTGATCTCGACGCAGACCGCAACGGACTGCACACGGCATGGCCTACACGATCACACATGCCGCTACGAGTCATCGAGGTATTTGCGCAGCACGGATGGATCAATCTTGGGGCGACAATTGGTCGCGACGCCATGCACTTTCAGATGACCCAGTGACCATGAAAACGACAAAAATCAAACCACCGCCGAATCGCGAAACAATCATGCTCCAGGTGCGGCAGTTACTGGCCGAACACTTTGACTGCGGAGTTGTCATTGTGAGCTGGGAGGACAGCGGGGAGACCTACCACATGCACATGAAGCACGGCAATGAATACGCCTGCCGAAGCCTCGCTGGTGATGCAGAGGTCATCCTGTGGCCGCTCGAAGATGAAGACGACGAGGAAGAGGAGGCTGAAGCATGAAGGCCACCCTTGAATTTACCTTGCCGGAAGAACGCTGCGAGCACATCTGTGCGGTAAAGGGCATGGACGCCATACTTGTCATTGATGACCTTCTCAGCGAAATCCGCTCCTTCCTTAAACACGGCTCTGGCGAGTTCCGCGAATGGCGCGACGAAGAGGGCGAGACACGCACAGGGTGCGAGCACACGCTTGAAAAAGTCCGCAGCTACATTTGGGAACTCCGCAAAGACAACGAAATTCCCGACCTGCCTTAATATGACACCGATCAAAAAGTGGAAAAAATGGATGGCTGTAGGGTGCTCCCATGGCGATCAAGTAGACCCAGAAGCTCGCAGGGCGGTTCTTACATTCAAAGAGCGGTGGAAACCGGACACGACATTCCACCTCGGCGATTTTCTTGACCTCGCCGCATTCCGAAGCGGCGCAGTCAACGATCCCAACTCAGCCGACCGAGCCGCGAGCGTCAGCGAGGATCTTAGCGCTGGACTTGATTTTCTCCACGAGCTTCGACCCCAGCATATTTTATACGGAAATCATGAAGCCAGGCTTTACAAACTGGCCGCCTCGCCAAACGCCCTCTCCGCGCACGCAGCGACTCTGAGCATCCAGGCTATTGAGGCGACAGCGAAGAAGCTCAAGGCGCGTTTGTATCCCTACAACATCCGCAGCTACGCAGAACTCGGCGGGACAAAATTCCTGCACGGCTACATGTTCAATGTCCAAGCTATACGAGACCACGCAGAGACCTACGGCAACATGCTGATGGCCCACCTGCACCGAGTCGGCAGCGAGCGAGCGAGGACGCTGGACGGCGCGACAGGCTACTGCGTCGGAATGCTGGCGCGATTTGATATGGACTACGCAAGCCAACGCCGGGCGACACTTGCATGGTCTCAGGGCTTTGCTTACGGGCATTACACCGACACATCTATTACGGTAAATTTATGCGAGAGAAAAAAACAAAATCCGTGGCTATTGCCGCTATAGACGACGCTTGGTCGCAGGCGTTCGCCAGCAACATCGTCGAGGATGCAGATGCACTGCGCGAACAAGGGTGGAAAAGCGTTCGCGACATTTCAAAAGAGACCGGCAGGGTGGAACATACAATCTGCAACTCAATGAGGGTTGCGGTTGAATCTGGTAGATTTGAATCCAAAAAAACAAGAATTTTTGATTCCGGCAAAGTTGTTTTGGCGAATTTTTACCGACCGATTATTAAGTCGTAAAAGCCCGCAGAACCGCGCTGGCATTGGTTGCGAAGGCATGTAAAGCTTTTTCGCAATATTTATTTTTCTTTTTTTTGAAGAATTATCTTTGCATTTTTCGCAGATATAAGAAGGTCTGCACATCGAACGGGAGGAACCCGAACGATAGAAACCAAAATAGAAATAGAAAATGAACCAAGCAGAACGCATCACTAACCTCTTCGCCTACGACTTCAACGGGAATTCTGGCGCAGTAATTACTAAAAGCAGTAGCTACACATTTGACCAATACGAGCCAAGTCACACCGCATGGCTGCGCCGAAAAGACAATGTTCGTGGATCGCTAAAAATCACCCGCGACGCCAAGCATGGCGGCTCAAACGCTACCTTTAGCCCAGCCCACTTCGCCGCCTAACACACCCGGCGCGGGTCCGATCCCCGCGCCAGCCTTAACCGCCCAATCCAAAAATGAAACTCTACCTCTGCGAGGGCTACAGCCCTCTCTTCGGCCCAGTCAGAGACCTCGTTTACGCCGCCTCGATTACCGAGGCTAAATCCAAATTCTTCAAATTCTTCGGCATCCCCTCCCTCCACACCCAAATCCAAAAACTATGAGCACCATTGAATTTCTAATCACCTACAGCATTGCCGGCATAGCCATGTTTACCGGCGGATATCTCATCGGCCGGAGCAAAGCGCAAAGTGAATCCGAACGCATCCGCCGGTGGTGGTTTAACCGTCAGAACAAATGATCGCTCTCGACCCCGGCACGACCCACACCGCGTTCGTGCAGTTTGATAGCGGCCTGATCGTTGACCACGGCCACCTACCTAATGCGGAGATCCGCCAGATTCTGATTGGTCGCGAATACAACTCTGTAGCCTGCGAAATGATCGCCAGCTACGGCATGGCGGTGGGAGCAAGCACCTTCGAGACCTGCGTATGGATAGGGCGATTCATCGAGGTGGCACGCACGCCGGTGCGGCTCTGCTACCGCAAGGATGTTAAAATGTATCTCTGCGGCTCGATGCGAGCCAAAGACGGAAACATAAGGCAGAGACTCATTGACATTTTCGGGCCGCAAGGCACGAAGAAGAACCCAGGTGGGACTTATGGTATTAAGTCCCACACATGGGCGGCACTGGCAGTGGCCGTTTACGCTGCCGAAACAAACGAAAAATACAAATAGAAATACAGATCATGAAAATAACAACAGGAAAACAAACACGCGCACAGCGCGTAGTTCTATACGGCGTTGAGTCGGTCGGAAAATCGACCTTTGCAGCGCAGTTCCCGAAACCGCTATTCCTCGACATTGAGCAAGGAACATCGCACTTGGACGTTGACCGCTGCGACATCAACACCTGGAAGCAACTCACGGAAGCATTAGCCGAGGCTAAGGCAACCGATTACAAGACGATCGTCATCGACAGCGCGGATTGGGCAGAGCGCCTGTGCGTCGAAGACCTGCTGGCAACCAGCAAAAAGACCAGCATCGAAGACTTCGGATACGGAAAGGGCTGGGTCATGGTCGCGGAGCGAATTAGCCGCATGCTGACCAGCATCGATGCGTTGATTGACGCCGGAAAACATGTGGTGCTGATAGCTCACTCCAGGATCGTTAAATTCGAGGCACCCGATGCTTTGGCACCTTACGACCGTTACGAGTTAAAACTGAGCAAGCAATGTTCCCCGCTGCTTAAAGAGTTCGCGGATGAACTTTGGTTCTTGAGATTTAAGACCAAGGTCTCGACCACCGACACAGGACGCGGAAAAGGACTTGGCGGCAAGGAGCGCGTCATGCTTACCACACACAGCGCGGCCTACGACGCCAAGACACGCAGTGGGCTGGCGGAGGAGCTGCCATTGGAGTGGGATTCGGTGGCGCATTTATTCGCCACAAGCGCAACACCGAAGGCAAAAGCCGAACCGGCGGTGGTCGTGGTCGGTGCGGAGCATGTGCGGGCCTTCGAGATGCTTGAGGCCAACGAGGATGCGGTCAACGCCTTCCTTATCTCCAACAAATCAATTCAGCCAGGACAAACTTGGCGGGATGTTTCGGAGAAACTCCGCGCAAACATTGTGGATCGCCCCGAGGCGCTGATTGCTAAGGCTACCGAACTGAAGGAGGCGGCATGAGATTAACCACAGAGGACACAGAGGACACAGAGGACACAGAGGAAATGCTTGCACTGACTCCGCTTGGGTTGATCTCGATTTACTTGGACGAATACGACGCCAAGAAAGTTGCAGACCAGATCGAACTCTATTTTCGCCGCAATCACTGCGGAATGGCGATCGATGACAACAAGTTAAGTTTCGTCAAAATAGCGGAGGTGGGCAATGAGTAAAGAACTCACACCCTCCATGGCACCAAAGCTCGCGGAATGTGCCGTATTCGTCGGCGCATCCGGTGCGTCGGCGGCAGCAGAGCGCGGGACGGCTATCGACCGCGCGATTCGGTTGGCGATGGATGGCGATCCAATTCCTCTTTCGCAACTTTCACGAGCCGATATGGATGTCGCAGCTTGGGGCATTGAAACGCTCAATCGCCTTTCCGGTGGCGAGCATGTCGAGACCCGAGAGGAATATCTCGCCATGGCCGTGCCGGGACTCTCAAAGCTTGGCACCTCTGACGCTCTTTCCAAGCGCAAGCGCTGGGTGGCAGACATCAAAAGCGGTCAGGTTAGAAATTACCGCCAGCAATTAGCCGCCTACGCCCTTGCCTGCATGGAAGATCATTTTGCGGAGTCGTGGACTGCGCATGTGATCTACATAGATCAGCGGCTAGTGCGGTCCTACGACTTTACCCGTTCAGAAGCCGAGCAGATTACGCAGGGATGGATCGCCGAGGCCACGAGCGAGGACGCCCAACCTACTCCCTGCGAGTATTGCGACTGGTGCGCCAATTACAACACTTGCAAGGCCATCGTGCGCCAATCCTCCGAGGCGCTGGCTTTGGTTCACTCCGAGACATCTATCGAGGAAATCAAAGCCAAGTTGCTCGCCAATCCCATTGAGTTTTCAATCTTTGCCAAGAACTGGAAGATCGCGGAAAAGGAAATCGCCAAGCCGCTGCTCAAAATCCTCAAAGAGCGCGTTGACGCTGGCGAGGAGATTCCAGGCTGGAAAGTCACGGAATCCGCCGGCGAGCAGTATGTCGAGACTCAGGCCATCGCCGAGGTCGCAAAGCATACCTCTATCGAGACCCTCATCCTTGCCATGGGTGGGTCAATGAGCGGTGAAAAATTTCGCCAATTCTGTGCCGATTCCGGCGTGGAAGTGAACGAAGCGGCCATCAAGCGGGGAGCCGGAAGCAAAACCCTGCGCCAAACCAAAATCAAATAACCTATGCCAACCTACAAACAACAAGAACCACAAGCCCCACAGATCGCGCCCGGAAAACACAAGGTCGAGATCGAGGGAGCTGAATTGAAAGTGTCACCCAAAACCGGCAACGAATACATCCGAATGAAGTGCCGGGTGAAACTACCGGACGGGAGCAACGGAGGGACGATCTACGACAACATGGTGTTCGTCGCCAAGGCCGCATGGAAGATCGACCAAGTCCGCGAGGCGCTGGGCTTCGCCATCGTGCCAGACGAGACCGCCAGCGTGGAACCGGAAGACCTCCTCGGACGCAGCGGCACGGTGATCGTCGAGTTCAACGAAGAGACCGGATACCACGAAGTCGCCCGCTGGGTGTCGGCGAAGGAGCTGGCCGAGGCCAAGGCGATTCTCAGCGGCCCGTCAAAAGCTGTGACAATCCACACCAATGCGGATGGCGATGACATTCCGTTTTAACTAAATGCAGCGACCGGGGCGCGGCGGGATACGCGCAGGAAAAAAAATGAGTGAACAACTACGACCCCGAAACAATCTGGAGCATGTGCCTGTCAAAAAAGGCATACCCCAGCGAGCGCACGGTCGCTCTCAAGCTCGCGGCGGTGCGGCTTGCCCGGCGCAACCGCAAGAAGTCGATCAGGCGATATGCCTGCCCGATATGCCACAAGTTTCACCTGACCAAAAAATAGACAACGAGCTAATGTTTACTCGCAGCCTGCTCTGCGGGATGATCGAACAGGCCGTGCTCGACGCGCAGAACGAAACCGTCTACGAGACGAAAAGCTTGAACGAGCACCGCGAGATGAACCAAAAGAGTGCCATCGCATTTCTCAACTCGACCTTTTACAGCCAACTCTGCACGGCCCTTGGGAACGCATCCGGATTTAACATACCATCAAAACGAATCCGCCAGAAAGCAATGTCGTGAATGATGAAATAACAGCTTGGAAAAACAAATGGGAATGCGCTGTAAAAATGGCCGCAAGAGCAGCGGTTGAGCGCGACGAGGCGCGGACTGAATTGGAAATGTGGCGAGACGGAAACATCATGCACAAAATCCACAGGGATGAGTTAGAAAAAACAGAGCGAGAGCGAGACGAGGCGCGGGAAGCGTTACGAGAACTTTGGCAAACTGCTGACGCATACATCCCACAAATTGATGAAGAACAAACAACAAAATGGCATAATGCGATGTTCGGAAATTCTAAAAATGGATAATCAACAAACACCAGAAACGAAGAGTCATGTTTGCGATCTCAGTCTCGACATGACCGGAAATTGCATGATTTGCGCTATAGAGCGCGAGCGAGACGAGGCGAGGGAGCAATACGACGACCTTGCAACCGAGCATGTGCTGGCAGTCAACAAACTCGCCGAAGAGCGCGACGCGGCGCTAATGGATCGAGCCAGCGGAGACATTGCAACAATGACCATCAACCACTACGAGCGCCTGATCAAAGAGCGAGACGAGGCGAGGGCCGTTGCTGGTGAACTGGCAGACGTTGCCTCTAAATATCTCTCGTTTTTATTAGCGGTCACACCAGCCAAAACGAATGAGACCCACGAAAAAGAGACCATGAGAGTCATTGACGCGATCAAGCGCTGGAAGAAATTATGAGTGAATGGATCAAAGTTGAACACCACATCCACGAAAAGGTGGAGGTGGCAACGATTGCCGAGTTGACCGGATTGGACCCGGATGCGGTGGTCGGGAAGCTGTGCAAAGTGTGGTCGTGGGCGTCACGGAATTGTCACGGTGACGGCGTGACAGGAATTGCATCACTGCGAATTATCCGCGAAATCACGCGCTGTGAGACCTTCGACGAAGCCATGGCAAATTGTGGGTGGATCACGATCAAAGGCGATAAAGTAAGCTTCTCAAACTTCGACAGACACAACTCGCAAACAGCTAAAGAGCGAGCACTTGCCACGCAGAGAAAGTGGAAGCAACGAGCCAACGAAGTTGTCACGAAAATGTCACGCTCCAAGCGTGACCAAAACGGGACTAGAAGAGAAGAGAATAGAGTCGGGGTCTTCGACCCCTCTCCGGTGACTTGTCTATGAACGCAATCATGGAAAAAAACCAAAATATCATCCCGATGCCGAAGGCCGTTCCGGTGAACGAATCGAGCGAGCGGTGCGCGATTTCGGGGTTGCTCCAGAACTTCGACCTACTGAATGCGATGGCATGGCCAGAGGAGCTATTTTTTAGCCAGGCGCACAAGATCATCCTGCAAGCGGTGCAGGAACTCCACGAGGCGGGAGTGAAGACGGATTTCTTCGCGGTGCAGGCGAAGTTGGAGCAAAAGGGCGTGCTGGGTGACATAGGGGGCGACTTCGCGCTCATGCAGCTACGCACGACATTTCCCACGGGAGATCCGGGGTCGGTGTCGTGGCACCACGGCATACTCGTAAAAACGGCACGCTACCGCAGGGCGTTGGAGGCTGTTCGGAGGGCTGAAGAGAATTTTTCTCGGCAGGAGGGAGATATTGCCGCGCTTTCGCTGGAATTGGCCACCGCAGCGGCCCAAGGGGAGACACAACGCAAGAGCACGAAGGACATCCTTGAGCAGATCGTGGACGAATTGGAGAATAAGGAACCGGCGGAAGCCTTTTCGACGGGGCTGGCATACCTCGACGAAGTAACGGGCGGCGGACCCAAGCGCGGGGAGCTGGTGACCATCGCGGCGCCGACATCGGGCGGAAAGTCGATCCTGCTGGTGCAGTTGGCGCTGGAGGCAATCAAGGCCAACAAGCGGGTGGTGTTTTTCTCTCTGGAAATGCCAGCGGCTCAGGTGCTCTCGCGCATCCTATCTGCCATGTGCGGGTTCAACATCCGGGCGCTCAAGTATGTGGGCGAGGATATTACCAACGAAAAAATGGCGAAATTCCAACGCGCCATGGCAACTCTCAAATCGTCAAAAATCCAAGTCGAGAGTGGTTATTCTGAACTCGAAACGATCGACGGATGCTTGCGGGAACTTACGTCCAAGGGAGAGTGCGACATCGCGGTCGTTGATTACATCCAACTCGTCCACCTCCGGTCTCTCAACTCAAACGAGACAAGAGAGCAACATGTAAGCGAAATCACCAAACGGCTCAAAGCCCTCGCCCTGCAACTCAACATCACGCTAGCAACAGCCTCACAGCTCAACGACGAGGGCAAACTTCGAGAATCCCGCGCAATCGGACACCACAGCGATCATGTCTGGATGATCAGCCACACGAACGAAGGAGCATTTATCATGGTAAACAAAAACCGAGAGGGAGAGCGAGGGGCGTCCATTCCGGTTATCATGCAGGGCAGCATATCGCGGTTTGTCGATAGGTCGGTGAAGGCGTAAAAAATACTTTTTGCAATCTCGCATCCGGTGCGCGACAACTTCCATCAATGCAAGACGAGCGAGACGCAGCCGAGTTCGACGAAGCAAGCTACACCGTAGACTACACGGCATTCTGTGACGGCACGCCGACCGCCGAGCCGATCACCAACCACCGGCGCGCAGCGGAGCGAATGATGCACACGCTAAATCATTTTCTGACCTTCTTCGCAGAGCACGGCTACTGGCGCTCCAGAACGCTCTGGGGCGTGGCATTCGCGCTCGGGCATCCCATGACCGCAGGCAGAAGCATGCTCGAAGTAGCACGCGATCTGGGCTGCACCAAGCAGGCTATATCGAAGGTCGCCACGAACTACCTCAACGAGACGGGACTCCCGCCGTCAGCCGCACTTAAGACAGATCAAGCAAAAAAGACATACAAACATACCAATGGAAATCGTAACCGCACAACCAACTAACCTCGAGACCATCGAGACCGCAGCCAAGGCCAGATACGCCGACGCTCTCCTCCTCGCCAGCCAAGCCAAACACCAAGCCCGAGAGTCACTCACCGCCCTCGCAGAGTGCGGGTCTCTCCTCATGCTGGGCAAGGAGCAAGTCGTTAATCGCCCGGAGTGGATACTATCCCTCGGCATCCCTCTCGATCACGCCGATAAGGCAGTGTTCCTCTATCGCAACCGCGAGCAGTTGCTCCTCGATCTCTGGCCGTCCGATGTTGCTCGCGTCGGTCTCCAGTTCGCCGAGTTGCTCCCACCTCCTGGCTCTGCTAACCGAGAGACTAACGACCCTGAGCGCACGCCAGGGCCGAGCCGCTTGTGGCTCGCACACGCAGGCAAACTGCACAAGAGCCTGCTCGATCTCGTGAAGACGAAACCGTTCAGCGATTGGCGCATGGACGAGAAAGAAAACCTCCGAGTTGCGCTCGAGCCGATCGTGAAACTTTACCGCGAGTTGGAATGACTTTTCATAAAAAAATGAAAAAAGTTTTTGCAAAAAATTAGAAGGCTCCCAAAAACATTGCAACTCCGCGGGTTGTCAATCT